CATCAGGCTCCTCCGGTCACGGGTACGAGGGCGCAGCGGCACCAGGGGTGTCCGGGCGGTGAGGTCTGGCCGGAGGGGAAGGTGTCTCCGGGGGCGCGTGAGCCGGCGTCTTGGTTGGTCTGGCAGATCGGGCAGACGCGGCCGTCACCGGCGGAGTCCCACTCGATGCGCTCGATGCCGTTCGCCAGGTAGGTGTTGAGGCTGGCTCGGGACACGGCCCGGGTCAGTTCCGTCGTGGCGATCATCTCGGCGCGGGTGGGGTCGGTGAGCAGCGCCTCGATCGCCTTGCCGATCGTCGTGGGGCTGTCGCCCCGCTCGGCGCCTTCGGCGAGGACACGGCCGAGGGTCTTGAGGCGGGTCGCGGCGATGGACCGGATCGTTACCCCGCTCTCGTTGAGGAGGGCTTCGAGGCCGGAGCCGTCGCCGGCGTTACCGAGGAGGAGGCGGGCGGCGTTCGCGTCGCCGGGCTCCCATGTGTCCCAGGTGATGCCGGCGGCCGCGGCCGCGCTGATGCCGGCGGCGTCCTCAGCGGCGAGGACGCCGATGATGTAGCCGTCGGTGTAGACGCCGCCGAGGGTTTCCGTGATGGCGGCCTCGAGGTCCGGGGCGTTCCGCTTCAGCCAGCGCTGTGCCTGCTTGTCGAGGTCGCGGATGCGGTCGGCCTTACGTCCCGCGGTGGAGCGGGGGTTGAAGGCGAGCCATGATTCAGCGAGGCGGCGGGGGTTGACGGCGCTGCGGAAGGCGGCGGCAAGTCGGGGCGCCCAGTGGCGGATGGCCTTGAGGTCCATTCGCCATCCGAGCCACCGGCCCGCGCCTTCGTCAGCGCCGGCGCCTTTTGGGCCGCGGGCCGCCTTGACGAGCCGGCCCATCTTCTCGGCGACCGACTCGCCGTCGGTGTGGCCGTGGGATCCGTCGGTGTGCATCCAGCCGTCGAGTTCGTCGAACTGCACGGGCATGCCGCACGGGCATACGCCGTCGTCGTCGGCGATCGGCGCGCCGAGGGCCTCGAGGACGACGTCGAGGTCGCCGCGTAGTTCGGGGCGGACGACGGGGTTACCGCGTAGCTGCTCGGGGTCCCACCATGCGACGGCCTCGACCTGATCGCCGTCGGGGTCGTCCGGATTGTTCACCTGGTCGCGTCGGGCGAGGTCGAGGACGCTCTCCGAGCCGACGGTGTAGATGAATCCGGCGTAGATGCCCGACACCCACGACGGGTCGGCGAACGCCAACTCGGCGATGCCGTCGGGGTCGAAGGGGAGAACGAAGCGGGTTTCCTCGCACCACTCACGGACGGCGCCGGCCACGGGGCGCTCGTCGCCCTCGAGGTGGCCGCCGGGGAACTCCCACGTGCCGCCGGCCGGGTCGTCCGGGTCCAAAGCTCGCTGGAGCATGAGGACGCGGCCGGTGTCGGCGGCCCGGACGGCGAGGCCGGCGCATGCGATCTCGCCGGCGTCCTTCCGTATCTGCGCGCGGCCGGCCTGGTTGAGACGGTGCGCGGCGACCGGGTCGACGTGCCGGAACTCGAAGTCGCGCCATGCGCCGGAGCGCCGGCGGGCCTTACGGAACGAGCGGAACGCGCCCATTTCCTTCGTGACGTCGACGGCCGGCGCCATGTGCTGGGCGACGGCCTTGTGCAGTTCCTGGGGGGCGTCGGCGGCTGGCTCGGTGGCGGCGGCGTCCGGGATGGTGCCGGGGGCCGACACGAACGGCTGCTCGGGGAGCGGCTGGTCGTCGGCCGGCCCGTACGTCTCCGGGTCGATGCTGCCGCCGATGCCCTCGATGGCGAGGAGCGGGATGGGGCCGGCGGTCGTGTTGTTGTAGAAGCGGGGCGTGGGCCGGCGCGGGTCGCCGGGGAGACCGAGGAGTTCCTCGCGGCCCTCGTCGGGGCTTGCCATGCCCTTGTCGATGTAGATACCCCACGCCTGGGCGGTCGCCAGCCGGTCTTCCTTCTCCTGCCCGGTGTCGAACGCGAACTCGAGCGGGAGTCCGAGGTCGTGCTGGAGGAAGTTGGTGATGACGTCCTGGATGTACGCGACGAGGGGGAGGTCACCGACGCGGTGCTGAACGTCCGCTTGGGTCTCACCCGAGGACTTGTTCACCGACTCGGTGAAGCCCAGGTCAGAGGGGACGATGTGGTACGCGGCGCACGTCTTCCGCATGAGGAAGAGGGAGAACGTGTCGGAGAATTCCTTCTCGTTCGACCACTCGATTTTGCCGCCGCCGGGCATCCACTTGATTTGGTGCTTGACGGCCTGATCGCCGCGGAGGAAGGCGTCCCAATAGCCTTGGAACTCCTCGATCTGCTGCGGGGTCCACGACTCCGGCGCCGACGCGAACGCCTGCGGAATGTTGCCCTCGGTGAACCTTTGCAAGAAATACGCCTGAAAGCGCAAGTCCGTGTTGGCGTTGAGGAGGATCGTCTCGAGCGGGGCCTGACCGTAGGGGCTGTTCGACCGGGGCCGGAACGGCTCGTAAACGAGGTCGTTGCGGGTGAGCCAGTTCCACGGGAGACCGTTCGCGTACTGGACGTACGCCTCGGCCGGCGCCTCGGGGCTGTTGCCCCAGTAGTCGAGCAGCGGGGCGATCGTCGTTCCGTCGACGACGCGGAGGCCGATCGCGCGGCCGCCGCGGTTGCGGAGCCGGTAGAGGGCGCCGGCGTCGTACGCGAGCAGGTCGTACAGCCACTTCGCGAGCCACGACGCGAACGGCGTCTGCCGGTCGGGCTTGGCGAGCACCGCCATGCCGATGTCGATGAGTTCGTCGGCCTCGCCGCGGAACCCGCGGGCGGGGACGAGGGACCAGTCGAGGGAGCGGATGGAGTCGATGCGGTGCCAGATGCACATCTGGGCGACGTCGTACGACTCGACGAGGCCGCGGAGCGAGTCGAAGGAGACGCGTTCGTTGGTCTTCGGCCGGGCGCTGATGTTGTAGCCGCTGGCGTAGTCGTGGGTGCGGGGGGTGCGGCTGTACCCGTCGTACGGTGCGATCGGTGCGCCCGGGCCGAACGGGTTGGTGGTGGTCATTCCGGCGGCTGCCTCGGCCGCCGTCATCTCGGCCGGGGGCCGGTTGCCGAACGCCTTAACGAACCGGTCTCGGAGGCTCATTGTGGGCGTGCCTCCTATCTACGCGTGGCCGTCAGTCGCCGGTGATCCAGTGGTCGGGGAGTTGCGCGCTCGGGGTCGGCGCGACCTCCGGCTCGGGCATGTCGGGGGTGCAGTCGCATCCGGGCAGGTCGGCCGGGTTCGGGGCCGTACACGTGCTCTGGTGGACGTGGGCGGCGCCCTCGAGGGTGATGGCGTGCCCGGCGCACGCGTACACGGCGCGCGTCATGCCGTCGGCGGTCGGCAGCGGTCCGAAATTGGGGCGCGGCAACTGCTGGTCGGCCAGGATCAGCAGTTGCGTGCGGCGTTCGACCTCGGTCTCGATGAGGGCGCCGACCTCGTCCGCGGTGGGGCGGCGCTGCCAGTTCACGACCGCATCGCCGCCGCATGCCTTGCAGAGGGGCCCCGCGGTGAGGGGGGTCGGGGTGGCCACTGGACGGTCTCCTCCGGTCAGGTGACGGCGAGTTGCCCGACCGGGAGGACGGGCTGCTCCGGGTTGTCGGTGATGCGCAGCCATACGGCGTACCGGCCCGGTGTGAGGACGGGGCCGTTGCTGCCGGGGCCGACGAGTACCTGTGCTCGGTACGCGTTGCTGCCGGGTATCGGCTTGATGCCGTCCCAGTCGCCCGGGTACCAGGTGACGGGCCGGCCGGCGACGGCCGTGAACGCGAACTCGACGGTGTCGGCGGTCGGGTTGAAGGGCTGGCCGGCGACGGTGACTTGTACGTGGGCTTGTACGTACTGGCGGGAGTCGCGGTCGACGCTCTGCACCCGGGGCCTCCCCTATTCGTCGGTGTTCCAGCGGCTGCCGGTGATCCGGGCCCGCCATGTGGCGCCGGGCTCGCCGGCCGTCCAGCGGGTGACAACCGCGGTGGCCGCGAGGGTGAGGTCGCGGAGTAAACGGGTGAGTTGCACGGTCGACGCCGCCGCGGTGGCGGCGGCCGCCGCGAGGACGAGCGCGAAAACGCGGATGATGCTGGTGGCTGCGGCGCCGTGTGCGGTGGCGGTGGCGGGCCGGCCGATGTTCCGGTGGACCAGTGCGGCGGTGAGGGCGCCGGCGCGGGCGTTCAGCGCCGTCCCGCGGACGAGGGCGCCGGTCGTGGTGGCGGTCGCCGTGTAGTGCAGCGCGGCCGCCCGCAGCATCGCCGCTGTCGGTGATGCTGCGGCCTCGAGGACGCGGTAGACCGCGGACCGGATCGCCGGGTGCACGGACGCCGTGGCGGTGAGCGGGCGTACCAGCGCGCGGCGGATGATGCCGGCCCCGGCCGCAATGCCTGACACGGTCAGTGCGAACCATCGGATGATGTCGCCGTCGACGGTCGCGGCCGCCGTGGTGGTGACGCCGGCGCGGCGGGTGATGCCGGCCGTGCCGGTGCCGGCGGCCGGTAGCGTGGTGCGGGCGCCGCGCCCTAGTGCGACGGCGCCGTGTGCCGCGGCCGTGAGGGTGATGAGGGTGGTTCGGGTCCAGGTGAGCGCCCGGGTGACGGTCGCAGCGCCGGCCAGGACTAGCTGTCGCGCCGTCTGCCGGGCCAGAACACCCGTTCCGGTAACCGTGGCCGTTTGGGGGCGCGTTAGGCCCTTACGTAGCGATCCGGTGGCCCCTGACGTCGCCGGCAGGTTGGTGCCTACCGCGCGGGTCAGGGTGCGGGTACTGGTGGCTGTCCCGGTGGTGTGGGTTTGGGTGAGGGTCCGGCGGATGTTGCCGGCCGTGGCGGCGGTGGCCGCGAGCACGGTGAACAGTGCCCGTTTGATGGCCAGCGCGGTGCCGGCTGCGGTCGCGACGGCCAGCGTGATGTGTCGCGCCGTGCCGGTGGCGAGGCCCGTGGTGACGGTGCGCGCCGTGGCGAGGTAGCGGACGATTCCGCGGGCCGTCGTGCCGGCTGCGGTCGCTGTCGACGTGTAGGTGCGGGCGAGTGTCGCCCGTATGCCGGCCGCTGCTGTGGAGTTGGCCGCGGTGCCGTATGCGCGGGCCGCGGCCCGACGGATCGTAGCGGCGGCTGTGACGGTGACGGTGGCCACCGTTGCGGCCGCGCGGCGCAGGGTGCCGGCGGCGACGGTGACCGTGGCCAGGGACCGGCTTATGCCGCGGCGGGTCACCGCAGCCCCGTGGCCGGTGGCCGCGAAGTTGAGGCCGGGTACGTAGCCGAGGAGCGGGGTTCCGTGTAGGGGGCGGGTGTGGCCGAGTTGCAGCCCGCGGGCGAGTGCGGCGCCAGCAGTGCGGGCGGTGGGCATGGCGGCCGCGATGCCTCGCTGCAAGCCGACGATCCTGGCGGCCCCCGCGGGGAGCGTCGGGCCGACGCCGCGGCGTAGCGTCCCCGTGCTGGTCGCTGTCCCGGGGAGTGTGCGGGCAACTCCGCGGCGCATGGTGCCGATGCCGGCGACGGCCGCCACGAGGAGGAGCGCCCGCGCGGTGGCGTTTGCGGCGCTCCGTGCGGCCGTCGCTGTCGCGGCCAGGCGGCGGGTGATGGCCCGGCCGACGGCGGCCGACGCCGCCACGGTTGTGCTGCGGGCAAGGGCCGCGGCCCGGGTGATGCTCGTGCTGCTGGTTCCGGTCGCCGCCCAGATCGGTCCGGGTCGTCGGCCCAGCGCGGTCGATGAGGCGGCCGTGCCGGTGAGGTTGACGGTGCCGGCGGCGCGGACGAGGACGGCGAGGGTGGCGACGTTGCCAGCCGTGTTCTGCGTGGCGGTCGGTGTGGCCGCTGCGGTGACGGCGGGGTTCCAGATCACGCCGTTGCCGGCGGCGGTGACGGTGTACGTGAACCCGGAGGTGCTGCCGGCCACGGCGGTGTTACTGACGTACGCGTAGCCGATATACAGCTCTTTGCCCGCGCTCGGGGTGAGCGTGGGCCAGGTGATTGCCGTGGCGGCGGAGCCGGAGGTGCTGCCGCCCGTACCGTCCGCGGTCCACACGCTGTTCGCGAGGTTGGACGAGAACTGTTCGACGCACAGCTCCGTGGCCACGCCGGTGATGTCGCCGTTGAACGTGGCGGTGATCGTCGTCGGTGTCGTCGACGTGATCTGGCCGAGCCAGATCTCGATGGTCCCGTTAACGACGGCTTGGGACACCGACGCGATCCGGGTCCAGGTGCTGGGTCCGCCACCGGTGATGGAGGTGACACCGATTGCCTGGTCCGCGACACGCACGATGAGTAGCCAGGCGTTGCCGACGACGGCGCCGGAGACGGTGACGGTGCTGACGCCGCTACCGCGGTTCTGCTGGAGGGTACCGACGGCGGAGATGGTCACGGGTCACCTCCCGCCGGCGGGGTCGGTCAGGAGAACGAGAGCTTCGTGGTGGCCGTGAGGGTGTCGCCCGAGTTGAGGGCGAGGCCCGTGAAGCTCGCGTGGACGAGGAGCGACCCGTTCGTCACGGCGGTCGAGCCGGGCGGGTTGCCACCGGTGACCGTCGCGCCGGCGGAGTGGGTCGCCGCGGTGGTGCCGTTGACGCCGCGGGTCACGGTCCATGTGGTGGTGCCCTGACCGGCGGTCACCGTCATGACCTCGCTGTCCACCTGGATGTTGTAGTTGCCCGAGCCGGGGAAACCGGACGCGGACGTGACGCTGATCGATGTGGCGCCGGTGGTGGAGATGGCGCCGGATAGCGTGGTTGCTGCGGGCTTGGACGCCGAGTCGCTGAGAAACGTCTCGGTGATCGTCTGCGAGCTGCCCGAGGTGATCGTCCCTGCGACTTGGTAGGTGTCGTTCGTGCTTGTCGTGGTCACCTGGGAACTGGTGCCGACGACGCGGGCCTCGGTGGCCTCCTGGAACGGGGCGACGTCGGTTGCTGCGGCGGTGCCGGCGCCGATCCCCCAGCCGATGTTTTTCGGCTCGGTCTGGGTCGGGGTGGTGCCGATCAGTCGGGACGCCACGATCTCGCGGCCCTTGCTGGTGAATGCGACCGTGGTGGCCATGTCTACTCCTCGGCGGCCCGTGCCGCGTCTCGGTTAGCCGCGCGTGCGCGGCGGTTGAAGCGGGGCTGGCCCCAGAGGCGCCACACGAGGCGGCGGAGGGGGTTGCGGTGCCAGTAG